GTCACAACCAAGTGCCGTAACTCGGCCACTGTCGAGCGATAGATGTGACGACCCTCAGCCGTGAGGCTTTTGGGATCCCCAACATCGACTCGCTCGCCCCTTCACTCCTGCCACCTGGGCTCAGATCTAACGAACGGTACGGGAAATAACTTCTCCGATTCCGCTCGTTTCGGTCTAAAGCTTTGGTAAGCAGTGAGGGTCCACTCGGAAGCCACGTCTTGGATTGCTCCACGACATGGCGGTACTGCCAGCCCTCATGACCCAGAGGGGCGCGGGATGGACAAGCCTCGTCAAAATCAACGACGAGGCCACCATCACCAACGCCTTCTGGGATTAGGAGACGAAGGTCCCTAGGGATCTCACTTACGATCCAGTTATACACTGGCTCATAAGTACTATCGAGACCCCAGATTGGACTTCGGCTATGCCGTTTAACGGCGTTTGCGGCCCAGTACCAACGAGTTACCGAATCTATCGGTTTTCGGACATAGAAGGGTGTTACGTCGGTTCCGTGAAAGTAATGTTTACCACAACTCTCACGGAAGGGTCCATCCGTGAAGCTCTTCTTGAGGTTCGGACTAAAACCGAATACCCTCAGGAAGTCTATCACGTGATGGGCTACCTCGGTACTGACGATGATATCATCGCCATATACGAGGACCCGACGATCCGACGCTCCATAAAGATCGACGACTGCAGAGACGATTCCCCAGAATATCAGGGTCTCAAGCTCAAACGTCGCGCCGTTCCCCATGGAGCTGAACTTCTGGAAGTCTAAAACCTCGCCAGAAGGTAGAACGCCTTTGGCTGTCCTGCACTGCTCTAATGCGCAGAACCAGTCAAATGGCAACAGGTCCAGAACAAGATTATAACTAATCATGTCTGACGCTGACGATAAATCAATAGTCGCCAGTCGGTTTGTAATGCTTCCTTCACGAGCAAGAGACTGGTTGATCTCCTGCGAGTTGGGATACAACAAACCTACCTGTTGCAATGCCTTCCGAATGACCGCGCCTAGACCTAACTGAAAGTACATATTCATGTCAGGCTCGACAGCGATCACTCGGTCGGTTTTAGCGTTCTTCGGAACAGTGACTATCTTACTGTGCTCACGGACCCTAAGCTCTTCCACGCCCCATGAAGGAGTGTGGCGGATGACTTGGGCCGCGAGATCAGCAAGATGAGGCGTTACATGAGGTATACCTGCATATTTGTAATACGCGTCCTTGTGGACCCGACGCAAGCGTGTGCTCGCGCCCGGCCCCCAGGAAAGATGCGGTATCACCAGATCCCACGAGAACGGTGGCAGTATACGGCCTATTCTTTGAGAAGCCGCCATCATGACGGCTTCCGGGGTAACAGCAGAAGAACTGCTGCTCCCTAGGTTACGTAACCGCTGATTCGTCTCTAGGCAGGCTGATTCCGCCTCCCTGAACTTGGATAGGGCGACCTTTGCACGATCGATACCGAGGTCCCATAAAGGGTACTTCGACATCAGCTCGGCACAAAGGTAGTCCCGGGAGAACGTATCTGCATTCGGGTAGTCCGTTGGGACTATTCCAGCAGATACAATCCGTCCCCATTCTCGGGCTCCAATACAGGAACTGAGCGTGGCTCCAAGTTTGCTCCTTGTAGCGCCAAAGATGTGCGCTGCAAGAAGCGGGGCTTTGCACGCATTGTAACGGTACAGGTCCCGAAAGGGACCCGCATCTCTCTTCTGCTGAACCATGGGCTATAGCTCCAAAGGAAAGAAATCCAGAAAGGATCAAACTACCCGTAAATCGGGTCGAGGTCTTCGATGGTGCTCTTAACGAGGGCATGATCAAAGATCCCCGTGATCATCTTTCGGAAATCCTTCCGGTTCTGCAGAGTGCAGTCAGCCGGCAGGATCATGTCACCAGTAAACCGAAGCGTGTACAACAGCTTCGGAACCGCCACGCCGTTAATCGTCTCGTCGACGATCACAGGCATGTCAAAGGTGACTTTCTGCCGATAGACTTTAGAGCCGTTACCGCTTTGCGGGTCCCGCAGAGAGATGCCGAGCCCCCAGTAACCACTGGGATGCGAAGCACTCTTCTCTGCAAAAGTCGCAAGGTCGCCACTCACCCTTCGGGGAACGAAGTCATGATTGACGGGCGTAGCTGCGGCGTCAGCCACAGTAATCGTGCTGATTTCAGACACGTTAAGTTTCCTTAAGGTTAACGGAAGGCCTGTGCGAGCAACGCGATAGCGTTGCCAACACGTAAGCCACGGACCGGATCTTTCTCAAGACGAGGTAGATCCGGGATGGGAGATGACGCATAAACCGCACGGTCCATCTTTGCTCGATAGTGCGACGCCTTCGGGGCAGAAAACGACCCGTCGACGCCGTACATACCGGGCGTGATGGCGGTCCTTGAAAATGAGGACCATCCCGTAACGGTACGCTTCATCACACGTGTGACTGATCCTCCTTTGAACGACCAACCAAAGTCCGCATCAAGCGAACCAAGGTAGGCGCCAACCGGAAAGAACCAGTCAGCAACGAAGCTAAACGGGACGAGCTCCCAAGCGACCTCAAGTGGGTTTGTAATCCCCGCCTGAGCCAATGATGCCAGGGCCGGATTCGCAAGGACATAGTCCAATCGAACATAGGCTGATTCCCGGAACATGGTTCGCTTGAAATCCCTCCACCATACGGCTGAAAATAGATTCCTCTCCACCGGCGCGGAGTCTGTTTGGATCCTGCCGCTAGACGAACTCCCTTTGACCGAACATGTATATCGGTCATTGAAACGCTCGTCATTGCGGCGAAGCTCCTCACAGGCACCGTGCACATCGGATAGGAGAGGTTTCCAACCGTACTGGAGCTCGAGCCACCCTGAAGATACTTCCTTATCATTCGCCGACCGAAGTTTTGATTTAGGCCTCTTACGAGGCTTCTTCGGGAAGTTAGTGACAGGGTTGCGTTCGCGGACACCTGCTAGGTGTCTCGCTGCCTCAGGGAAGTCCAAGCGTCGAGCAGAACGAACAGCTTTACGGATCTTAGTCACGGAATTCGTGACCATTTCCGCAGTTCGCTTACGCTCGCCGAAAGCAACAGAAAGATTTACCTTCTGATCCTTCAGCTGCGCCAATGCCTTCGTAATCGCCTTACTTTTGTAAGCGAGGTTATACGCAGGCAAAGCTGCATCGAGAGCCAAACTTGGGTTTAGCCCGATCAACCTGTATTCCCTGTAGAGCTTGTGATTGGACAGCCGTCTTTGCTGCCAACCACTAAGCGACAGGGGCGGGAAGACCGAGCCCTTCTCAATCGTGCGGGAGTAGTCCGTTGGAGCACGCCACTTGCCGGGTGCCCGTTTTATGATGTCCGAGGCGATATCGACGTGACGCGAAGCGTCAGCGTCAAAGTCGCTGTGGACCCATTTCTTCGGGACATCCGACCAGTACGCGCGTTCCGTTGTGACTCTCTCCTCTACGTTCGAAAAGATACGACTCAAGTGAGGTTCTCCTGTTAGCTAGGGGCTAGTCTTTACTCATCTCCAACTCAAAGCTCTTAAGAGGCACGTCACTCCG